GCTGATCTGGCCGCGCCAGCGCTCCAGCGCAATCGTGCGGTTTGCAACATTGCGCAGGTTTGGCAGCTGTGTCGCCTGCCACTGCTCGATCGCCACAACGCCGGTGGTGTCGAGCAGCACATAGGCGATCACCGTCACATTGGCATCCGTGGCGGGATAGCTCGGGTCCGGCCCTTCGGTGCCCGCCACGGTTGAGATTTCCGCGCGGCGCAAAGACTCCATCGCCACCGATTGCGGCTCGGTGGTCCCGGTCTGCGCATCGATCAGGAAGTCGCGGGGCTGGATATCCGTCTCGACTTCCTGGCCGAAACTGACGATAGCCACGCGCTTGCGGGTCACCAGCGGCAGCACATTGAAGAGATCAACGATGATGTCCTCGCCGCGCGCATAGACCGCGCCCCCCGCATAGAGCCTGCCCGCCGACAGTGTGATCTCGGTCGCCGCGGTTTTGGTGGCGGAAAAGCCAGAATAGGCTTTACCGCTTTCAACCGCGTCTCGAACGATGTGATCCATCGAGGTGCGGGCAAAGTCCTGCATGTTGTTGAGATCGGCGGATTGCAGCTCCTGCCGATCGCGGTAGATGACGGTGCGTTCCATGTCTCAAACCTCTGTCAAAGTGCCGAGCGTGATATCGCCCACTGTGCGGCGGTCGCCCGGTCGCGGCACCCGCCAGGTCTTGGTGTTGATCAGGACCTTGTCCCGCAGTGATTTGGCGACCATCACCGCCTCGCGCGCATCCGCGACGGGCTTGGTGCTGGCGGCCACGACATAGCCATTGACGAAACGGCCCGCCGTGCGCGGATACCGCCGCCCGGTGATGCGGGTCAGCACCTCAGCGTGGTATGGCGGCATCCCAAGTCGGGTGTAGCCGAGATGGGTGGACCGCTTGCGCTCGTCGAGCACGCGGGCCGGGTCGTGGATGTGCCAGCGATCATAGAGATACTGCCAGGATGTCGTCTCCGGCAGGAAGGTTCCGGTGACATGCTGACACGGCACGCCGGGGAAAATCGCTCCAAACTGGCGTGGATGTGTCTCAGCAACCTGCTGGGGGCGCACATCGATCAGCTCACCTTTTGGCAGCACGGTTGTGTATTGCTCCCGGCCCAGCCGGTAGCTGTAGGTCGTGGCCCGCGGGATGCGGACGATGCGCTGGCGTACGCCCAAATCATCGATCAGGAAGGCCTGGACTTTTGGTGGTGCGCCGAGATGAATGGCCGCCGTGGGTTTGGGGGCCAGGACCACTTCGTCATAGGCAATCGCGTTGAAATCCCCAACGCGTTCTGGCGTCACCGTGCGGAGCGTCAGAGTCTTCTCTCGCCCACGATCATGCAGCTTGGCGGTGCGCACATAGCGCGTGCCTTGCACCGAGACCGGATTGTTGGGTCCGGCAAAGGCTGTGCCCGGGCCCTCGGGGGCGGACAAATACCGGGTGTTCCGGCCCGCAACACCCCGCGCGATAAAGGGATAGACCCGGAGTTGTGCGAAGCGGTCGAGATAAGCGCTGCGTTCCGTCTCCGTCAGCGCCTTCGACAGATAGGTCTTGGCGGGCGGCACGATGAACCGCTGCGCCTCGGCCCCCATGACGGCCAGCGCTTCGGCAATGGCGGTCTGGGTGCCTTTGATCGCGTGAAACGGCAACGCGCGCGCCATGCGCGCCCGCTTGGTTTCCTCCGGCCAGTCCTTGTCCCACAGATCGACAGACAGACCCCAAGCGAGCCAAGGCAGATGGCTGCTGGGGATCTGATGCGGTTGCACCAGCTTCCGCAACCCGATGGGCAGATCGGCAATGCGTGCGCCGGTGAGATCAGCCGCCTCTTCGAAGGCCGTCTGGTTGTCGGGGAGCAGGGTCTCGCGGGTCATGGGCGGGGATCCTATTCATCGCGCAGGGCCGCGACATTGATGGTCATGGCGTCAATGGCATAGACCTCGGTCGGGCCGAGCACGATATCTGTAGCGGGCGTGACCAAATCAACCGAATGCACCCCTTCAACATGCAACTTTGAGAAGATCGCCGAGCGACGCAGGTTCATGCCCAGCATCCGATTGGTTTCAACCCAGTCAGATAAGGCTGACAGGGCGCGGTCGCGCACGACATTGCCGTCTGGCCCTGGATACAGCTTCAGCTTTGCCTCGACCGAGACCCGATGCACTCGTGGCCCCAAGACTTCGACCATATCGGTCAGCGGCCGCACGTCATTGTCGATCAGCGACAGGCGCACCGCTTCACGTTCCGTAAGGCTGGGAACAGGATCGATCCCCTCCCGAAGCATCGTCACCCGGACTCGACCGGGCGACGTCATGATCGCCGTGGCATCGCGCGCCCAAGGCGCGGAGGTGAGCGCGTGATAGACATAGGCCCCCTCGGGTCCTGCGACGGAAAAGCCCTCCGGCGCCAGCTGCACGCGGAGGCGCAGGCGGTCGTCGTCCTCGGCCACCAGCGCACCCGTTGTGTCCTCAACCTGCATCCGCTGCGTGCCAAACAACGCCGCGAGGTGGTCGAGGTTCGAGCCATAGGCCGAAGCCAGCAAAACCGAACGGGCCGCATCATTGATCCGCGCACGCAGCAGCATCTCGCGATAGGCGAAGGCCTCGATCAGTTTGCGCGCGGGCTCGCTTTCGAGATCAATGACGCCTGTGATCGCCGGAAACCGCACCACCAGATCATCGCGCATCTCGGTGACGAGCGCCTCATAGTCCAAGGTCTCGATCACGTCCGGCGGCGTCAGACCGGAAAGGTTGATGGCGGTGAAACGGCTCATGGTTGGGTCTCGCGCTCCTCGATCAGCACCCCGTCCGGGTTGGCATAGGCATTGACGCGGCGCGCGCCCTCGACCGTGAAGTCGCCATAGATGGCCCGTGGCCGGTACTCGCCCTCAAGGAAGAAATGCAGCCGTCCGTCGCGTGTCACTTCGACAATCTGAATACGGGTCACGCGGTAGCGCGGCTCGAATTGCTCGATCGCAGAGGTCACCGCCGCAAACCACGGTGTGACCTCATTGGGGGTGATGGTGCGCCCCAGCAGGTTGGGCACGAACGATCCATACCATTCGCGCATGATCCGGGCCCCAAACCGCGTGGTGAAGATGTCCTGCAGGCTCTGGGCCACGTGTGGCCAGCCCTCAATCACACCGCCCGTTAAGGCGTTCAGGCCGACGGACGGGTTTATGCTGCGCGTGGCCATCAGTCAGCCCTCCCTGGCCTTTATTCGTCACCAGCGCCTTCGCCAGCGTCCTCATCCGTAGCTGGCTTGGGGTCGCCCTTGGCAATTTTCTTCCCCTTGCCGACGGGCGCAGTCTTGCCGCCCTCAGGCTCGGACCCGGGCACATCGAGCCGACGCAACGTCCCAAGCCGAAGCTCATGCTCGGCCTGCTTGTCGGTCAGCGTCAGCACGGTGCCCACGCCAGTGTTGGTCTGACCAGCAACGAAGCGGCCTGCTTTCTCGGTAATCGCGTATCGGTTCATGTCGTGTTCCCTTGTCTTGAGGTGATCAATCGATGGTGAACCACGGTCGCCCAGTCGTCGCGTGACCGCACGCAGCCACATCGCCTTCACGGCAGACGGAGATGCCGTCAATGGTGAACCAGTCGGAGCCAGTGACCATGGGCGGTGGAGGTGAATGAGGCGTAAGACCATGGGCCTGAACCAGATCACCAATCCCGACGATCACTTGGCCCTCGACAGTCCATGGGGCAAACTGGCTTCCCATCTGCGCACCACCTGCGGTGTCGAGCATGACAACAGCTATGCCACGGCTCATCCCTTGATGCCCGTGAACTTCGGCGTGATGACCTTGATTTCTTCGCTGGTGATTTCCAGCGTCGAGCCACCCACCACGATCCGCACCAGATCATCCGCGAGCGTCATCCGGACATTGCCATAAGTGATGACATTCTCATCCCCCGCCGTTGAAGGGCTCGGATTGCCCGCATGATGGGTCAGCGGCACCGCCACCGCTTGTTGGAAATCCCCTGTGGGCGACATCACGGTGAATTGCTGCCCAACCGTGGGCGGCGTGTGCACGCGCAAAGCACCCGAGAATTGGGCATAAGGCAGCCAGGGCGACAGGAACCGGCCCTGCCCGCCATGCGTCGGCCCAAAATCCAACCGGATGCGCTGGCGTCCGGGGTCGACTTCCGCCACCGTGCCATGCCGCATGACACCTGCGACACGGCGCTCCAGATCGGTGACCCGCGCGACAAGCTCGACGATTTCGCGGATCGCCATGGCTATGATCCTTGCGGCTCAAAGACGACAGTCTGGTCGAAATCCGGAAACGTGATGTCCGCGAGCGGTTGTGGGTCCGCATCGAGGTCTGCGACCGGCCCGATGCCGATCTGGTTGGCCACCTCCAGCGGGATGCCAAGGGTTTCGGCCGCCCGGCGCCAATCGGCAAGTGGTGTGCCATCCATCTCCGCGCGCAGCAGGCTTGCGATATTGGCCAGTATTGGATCGGCTTCCATCAGGACCAGCACGTCGCCCCAGGCGCTGTTTGGCGCAATTGTGTCACCGGCCACCGGCGTGTCCACCAGATCGCAGGTCAGCACCAGCTGCCGCGCAGCAAAGCGCACGCCGTTTTCAGCCGAGGCCCCGCGCCGGGAAAGGCTGCGCGTGATCCGGGGGACCAGTTTCATCCAGGCGCGCGACCAGGCGGTGTCATCGCGGGTCAGCACCCGCGTGACCTGGTGCTCCATGATGTCGAGCGTCAGTTCCATCCCCTCATCTGTATGCGGAATGGCGATACTGATCTGACCGCCGTTCCCATCAGACGCTGGCACTTCGACGCGGGACGCGATGGCAATCTCGATCACCAGCTCGCAGCGATGGTTGCCGCTGCCGAGATCGCGGCCGGTGATTTCCAACTCATGCTCATCAGTCGTCAGCACGATCAGCGGCTGGCGCGTCTCTGCAATGGTCTGGTCAATCGGGTCGACCGCGCTGTCGAAAACCCGCGGCCCGGCCAGCGTCCGGTCGAGCAGCGCACGGGCGGCCGCGAGGCGCATGGCAAGGCGGGTCAGGCTCATGACGGCAGGTCCTCCCAAACGAGAATAAGGTTCAGGTCGGAGCTATGCTTGAATTTGGGTGATGCGCGTCATCAGGCGACGCGGTTTATGGTGTCATCGGTCACTTCG